TGTACTCTGCCTATGAATCAAATGCTAACCTCAGAGCGGGTAATAGGAATGAAACAAGAGAAAATTACTTATGGTTATGCTCAATCAGATGTAACACTTTCTTTTTATGAACCAAATGATTTTCCAATAAGAAAATATTTTCAAACTTGGCAAAATACACAAGTAGATCAAGATGAAGGAGAACTTAACTTTAAAAAATCATACGCAAAAGATATGACAATAACTGCATTTTCAACAGAGGGATCTCCTTTATTTGGCGTTTCATTAATAGATGCTTTTCCTGTGACTATAAATCAACAAGATTTTTCGAACGAAAATAACGGTATTGTAGATACAACCGTGACTATAACATATACTCGATATTTGTCACAGATACCCTCCGCTATGAAAAATGTTCCAGGTGGCAGTGGCTTAGGTCTTCCTGACGGAATTGATAAATTCGTAAAAGATGTACGAGATTTAAATAAATTAAAAAGTGTATGGTTAGATCACGAAAGAAATATCGGATAATATTTATAATTTTAAACCATGAGGTAATATAATGGCACTACCAATTTTAAATGACAAACCTAAATATGAAATGACTATTCCATCAACTGGTCAAATAGTACGTTTTAGACCTTATCTAGTAAGAGAAGAAAAGGTTCTGATGCTTGCTATGGAATCAGAAGATTCAAATCAAATGTTCTCATCAATTATTGATACCATAAAGGCGTGTGTCGATACAGAGGAAAGTGATATAAAATGGAATGAACTCGCAATATTTGATATTGAATATATGTTCGTAACTATTAGATCTAAATCTGTTGGAGAAACAAGTAAACTGAATTTAAAATGTACTGAATGCGAAGAATCAAATGAATTAGTTGTTGATCTATCTGATATTGCTCCGGCTATGCCTGATGTGTCATCAACAATTGTTCTTACAGACGATATTAGTTTAGAAATGCAATGGCCAGCTTATAGTGATTTAAATAAAGCTGGAATGCAAGAAATGAGTAGCACTGAACTTACAATGATGATGATTGGTAATTGTATTAAATACGTAAATACAGTTGATGATCAAATTATACTGAGAGACGAATCACAGGAATCAGTGACTGCATTTATTGATTCTTTAAGCACAGCACAATTTGAAATGATAAAAAATTATACTGAGAAAATGCCGCAGATTATAAAGAATATTGAATTTGATTGTGAGAATTGCAATCATCATAATGAAATTAAACTACAAGGAATGGCTGATTTTTTTTAGTATGCCTCTCTCATGATAGTCTTATAAATTTTTATAAGAGTAACTTCAGGATGATGCAAGACCATAATTATTCGTTAAGTGAACTAGAAAACATGATACCGTGGGAAAGAGAAATCTATATTATGCTTTTAAGTGAACACATAAAAGAAGAAAACGACAAAGCAAAAGAGCGTAATCTTGGGCAGACGTAATAGGATAGAATAATATGGCAACTATAGAACAGTTAACACAGCAGCTTGTTAATGTAAACGAGAATCAAAACGACACAGCCAAAGAGACTAAAAAAGAAATTAGTGATCTGTCAAAAAGTGTGAAAGATCTTCTAAAATTTCAAAAAGAGCAAGCAAGAAAATCTGGTCAAGATTTGGAAGCTGAAAGAGAAGCATCGAGAAGAACATCAAGCGCGGTTGCCACTTCTGGCGGCAGCGGTGCTAGCGGTGGTGATGCAGGTGGTTCTATGGGTGGAATAGGTTCAATGCTAGGCGGGGTAGCTGCTTGGGCTGGGGGATTTCTCTTAAAATTTACAAAAATTTTCGGAATGCTAAAACGTATGTTTATGTTCGGAGCTCGAGCTACTGGTATAGGTGCAGTAATATATTTAATTTATCAAACCTTTAAAGATATTGGTGAAAATAAAAATTTTCAAGAAGCTATAGAAAAAATAAAAGAAAGTTGGAATTCTATAAAAACTTCATTTACTTCTATAAAAAATAAAATAGTAGGTTTTTTTGTAGATGAAAACGGTGAGAAAACAGATCTAACAAAAACAATAGAAGATACTATAAATTCAATAACCGAATTTCTTGTAAAACCACTTAATAGAATTAAGTGTACTATTCAAGATTTTGTTAGTGTAACACTCTCAACAGTTGTGAAAAGTATTGAAACCATATTTAATGGTATCGATTTAATATTAAGTGGAGAGTTCGGCGCAGGTTTGAATGAACTATTTAAAGCGGCTTTAGGATGGGATTTTGAAGCCGGAAAAATGACAACAGAATCTATGGGCTTATTGTGGCTTCTTAAAAATTCTTACGATGCTGTTCTAAGTCTTATGCCTGACATGGAAGTGGTTATACCCTCTATAAGTAAAAGTTTTGACGATATGTGGAATAGTTTATCATGTCATATTGAAGATGGATTAGCTTATATTACCGAAAAGTGGGAAGTGCTTTCTGGATTCTTTACTGAAACAATACCGGGATGGATTGAAACTACAAAAGATAAATTTGTAACAGCATGGGACATCAGTAAAGATTTACTTAAAACTAAGTGGGATGAAGTAGTAAAATTCTTTACTGTAGATGTACCAAAATATTTTACTGATTGGCTTACCACCGCTGTTGATAATGTTGCAGCTCCAATTGCTGCAACCTGGGCCAGAGTAGTTGATTGGTTTCTCAGAGTCAACACCAAAATTACTACAAAATATGAAGAGATTAAAGCTTTCGGTTCTGATATAATATCTAAAATAAAAGATACTTGGTGTAATGTTGTTGAATTCTTCACTGTAGATATACCAGCTAAAATGAAAGAAACTTGGGAATCAATAAAAGCTTTCGGTTCTGATATAATATCTGGAATAAAAGATACTTGGTGTAATGTTGTTGAATTCTTCACTGTAGATATACCAGCTAAAATGAAAGCAGTATGGGAAACAATAAANGCATTAGGAAGCAATCTATTAGGTACTGCAGAAACTGGTCTTAAAATGTATTGGGATTTTCTTGTTGATTTTTATACCGTTAAAATACCAGCCGCAATGAAAGCAGTATGGGAAATAATAAAAGCAGGTGGCACAGGTATATTAGATAATATTAGCGCAAAATGGGAAAGTCTTAAATGTTTCTTTACTGATACAATTCCAGAAAAAATTAGTAATTTTTTATCACCTCTAGAAAATTTTGATGTAATGGAATTTATTACTGAAAAATTTGAAGCGGTTAAATGTTTCTTTACTGATACTATTCCAAACAAAATTGCTGAATTTAATCCGCTTGGTGAGTTTAATTTGATGGAAGAAATAGGTAAAAAAGTGGCTGATATGCTAGCTATGATTTTTGATCTTATTCCAAGCATAGAAGATATTAAAAATACTATAATAAGAAGCGTAAATAAATTAGGCAGCGCTGGAAAAGCTGTAATGGACTTTTTCGGATTAGGATCTGGAACAGAAGGTCCAGGTCCGTTGACTTCAAAGCAAGAAGTAGCGGCGGCCACTGCAGAAAGAACAGAACAGGGATTAAAACCTTTCGCGGGTATACTGGGTGTGCAAGCGTTTAACCCTAAGACTGGGGATATGCAGGATCACAATTATCTTCAGATGAAAACTTTTTTAGCAAATGAACATAGTGCTATGAATAAGCATCTAATAAATAAGAAAGCTGACGACGAGCGGCTTGAAAGGCTAGCACAATCTGATAAATTAGGGCTAATAGCTGATAAGCTTGAAGCATTAATAACAGAACAGGCTATGAGACCTCAAAATGAAGGTTTAAAATCTATGGTTAATAATCAAACTTATAATTATGTCACGGCACCAGCAACGTCAACTGATGATGAATACGGTGGCCTGCTCAATCGCCTGAGACGATGGTAATGCCGACAATTAAGCCGGCATTACCTAGTTATATTTAATCGTTAACTAAATTAGCAAAATGCGACATAATATCGTCATCATCATCTGAACTAGCTACAGCACTCATTGCAGGTTCAGGAGCCGATTTAATAGGTGCCGCTACTTTTTCTTCTCCAAGGCTACGCTCTTGGGCTACTGTGGGAGCTCCAGCAACTGCTGCTTCTCCAAGTACACTCATCAATTTAGTTTTTAGCTCTGTATAAGACTTATATTTAGTAGGGTCAGTATACTCAGCCAAATCATGCATTGAATTATAAAGACCTTCAAGTTTTGCATCATCTTCAGAAAGCGTCTCTTGAGAAGCAAATTCTGATTTATCATAGTTGCGATAACCTTCGACATCCCGAATTTTTAGTTTGAAGTTAGCACCAGTCCAAAAATCAAATGGATTGATTGGTTCTTCATCTGCAAATTCTGGTTGCATAGCATCCATTAGTTTATCAAAGATTTTCTTACCATATTGATAGAGAAATACCTTACCTTCGTTGGCAGGATTACCTGGATCAGATACGATAAGAACGTTTGATACATAATGCAAACGACGTTTTTGGTTACGAGCGATTGTCTTATCAGACTCAACACCACTATTCCAAAGACGGCTATTGACTTCACCGACTGGATCATCTTGTCCAATAGATGTAAGTGATCGTTCAATGTACCATTTACCAGTTGGGCCTTTAAAGCCATGATCCCAATAACGAACCCAAGGCAACTCAGAACCTTCTGTAGCTGGGAGGAAACGAAGAACAGCATAACCGTTATTCTGTTTATCGACCGTAGGTTTCCAAATACGATCGTCTGTGTATTTGTTTTTAGCACCGCCAGCAGATTCTGCTGCTGCCACGAGTTTATCAATTTGGCCGCGGTTCCGTTTTAGATTTGCAAAAGACATATTGTATTCCTTATATTTGCTGAATTATGTTTTGTATTAACTGAATTATTATACCACATTTTTGACATGAAGTATACCTTTATTTATATTATTTTCTAACAAAAAGAACAGTTTCTTTACCAGTGTCAGGATTGACTGATGGAATTGCAACATGACCTTCGGGAACAGGTTGAGTTCCGACATATTGCCATGTATTTCCAGCCGCTGCATTTGCTGGACCAGCAGCAAAAAACTCTTCATTATCATTCAAAAAGAGCATCGTAATCATAATTAGTTCAAACATTCTTGTTTTCCTTTGTGTGTTTATATAGTTGATAATAGTAGTCAAAAGTTACTGGATAATTGTCTGGATCGGGTAGCACTCCTTTAAACATTTTAATAAATTTATTTATTTCTTCATTGCTCATGATTACTCCTTAAAGCGCAATACCATTCCCAAAAATAATAGGCATTTAAGAACATCACCGCCACGATTATAAGGCTGCTAGAAAGATTAATTACAATATACGAAAGTATATCTGCAAATATGTATATCACTACATAATCCCACCATCGTATCATTCAAATAGCAATTCATTTTGCTTTGGTAAAAAATTAAGACTCATTGCTTCAGCTTCAATTTTTTCTCGAATCACATTTGATATAAACTTTTTTACATCTTGTGGATCAATATTAGTGATGTCACATGTCACAATAACAGCTTCCATATATGATAATTTTTTATCAACAACTTGCTCTTCAATTAACTTACCAAACTTGGCTCTGTTCATGAACTTAACTTCTTCTTGCATAATCATCCTTTCTATTTAGCCATAACTCTAACAAGGATAGTATCCTTATTGATGCGACCATTTACTTTATCTTTAGTTTTAGTCGTGAGCTCAGACCATTCTTTTCTAATTTGATTTGCAGATTTTGTCAAAACCGCTTTTATAAAATCATCTGGCTTGCGAAGTTTAGTGCTACGTGAAAGATCAGCATCAAGGCCTAGAATAGTAGTACCCTTTACTTCAAACCCAATAGATTTTTGGCATACATATTCTGTTAGCTCTTTGTATTTTACATTAAAGGTATACAAACGCATTGCACCAATTATAGAGGTTGGATGAATTGAAGTAAGCTTAAACTCCTTTGACTCTTTTGCGTAATTGAGTTTTTCAACTTGCTTATCTGCAGTTTTAACCTTTGGCTTACGAGTAGCTCGTAATGCCTTTTTTGATGCCATGAATTTATCAGCATCATTTACGAGTTGATTGAGAAATTCAAAATATTTTTTACGTTCTGAAACGGAAAGATATGAAAATGCTTCGACTAAATCTTCGGTTTTATCTTCAACTAATTCTTTTGCTTCATTACGAATAGGTGTATAGTAATCCAAAACAGCTTTGGCTGTATT